ATCATTCCTGGGACTTTGTTAGCCCAGCTAACAAGAACTGGTATATCAAGAAGTGAATATTTTTCAAATGAAAATCAAGATAAACTTGGTATTTCATTACTTGAAGTTAGAGGGTTATCTCGTTTCACAAGTGGGGCAATTACAAAAGAACAGTTCGGTAATAATATAGCAAAAGAATGGGCAGGATTGCCAGTTCTTACAGGACCAAAAGCAGGTCAAAGTTATTATGGGGGTGACGGCTATAATAAGTCAAATGTTTCTGTATCATTGGTTGTTGATGCTTTACAATTTATTCTAGATTATGAAAGCACACCAGCAACAACTCCAATTGCAACACCAACAACAGGCCCATAATGAAGAATATAAATTTTTTAAATAAAGATTGGTTAAAACAATGAACGTATGTATAGACGACTCAAATATTATTCAACAGAATAGTTCTAGACTTACAACACTAAGCGGTGTAGACAGTCTTATTGCAACTTTTGAAAAAAATATAGTTTCAACAGACACAACAGCCATTCAACAAATGATTTCTTTATATGGTAAAGAAGCTTTTGATAATTCTGTATTGGATGTTAATAGATTTTTGTATATCGTGAATGGGGCATCTATACCTACACAACTATCATTGTCTGGTAATATACAAGTATCTGTCACTCCTATAGATTTTGCTGATTATCCAGAACTAAAAAACAGAATATATCAGGGGACTTCTATAACACCTATAGAAGTAGCAGAATTTATGGTGCAATTTTTATCATCCCCTTTTGCAATACAAACTCAATTACAAACAAATCAACCAAAATGCCTAAAACAACTTGATACTTTTTATGGTGATAGTTTCACAAAATCTTCTATGGGTTCTTTCTGTGCCTTGGCACCTTCTATCTTTGGAGCGATAGAGGGGTTTTTCTCTGCCGTAAATTCTTTAGCAACAAAGATAAATGATTTGATTGGAAAAATACAAAATTTGAGTGTTGCTGTTTTGATAAACCAACTGAAAGAAAAAATTAAACAAGTTGTGGATAAAGTTATTGAGAAAGTCAAAGGCATCGTTGAAAATTTTAGTGTTGCCAATGTTATGAGTAAAGTAGAAACTTTTGTCAATGAAAATATTATTGGTAAAGCACATGAATTGAAAGAAAAAGCAATGAGTTTCTTTTCTGAGGAAAATCTCAAAGCGTTCAAGGAAAAGATTGAAGGCTTACTATCATATGCTATAGGCGTGTTTAAAGACCCATCTTTAGAAGAAATACAATTTTTAGTTTATCGTTTTTGCTCATTTATTTCTAATGTTGAAGACATATTAAATGACATTAAAGGACCATTAGATAATTTTTCAAATTCATTTAATGAGGCTTATAATATTATCAAGTCAAATGGTGATATAAATACCGTAAGAGCAATACAGTCTGGTGCACTAAGATTTGATAGTCAGACAAGAAGATCATCAATAGATCAAATGCAAGGGAATACAAGAGCGACAGGAACGGCCAACCCTGCACCAATAGCAATAGCTGATGTTGAAGGGGTTACATCATGGAATAATGGCAGGGGTGATGCGAAGATTAAATTTGGGGCAGGATTACAACCAGGTCGAATGGGAGAAGAAGGTTGGATAAGAGTTGATCCTAAAGCAAGAGTTTATTTGATGAGAGTTCAGGCAAGATTTGGTAAACAGTTACAGGTCAATAGTGGTTATAGAAGTCCAGCTTACAATTCAGGCAGGGGCGTTAAAAGAAGTAAACACATGGTTGGTCAAGCAATTGACGTTACATGGAATGGTATGACAACTCAAAGCCGTGAAGAGTTTATAAATATAGCATATGAAGAAGGTTTCTTGGGAATTGGTAGATATGGAACAAGGTTTGTCCATGTAGATTTAGGTCCAAAAAGGTCATGGAATGGGTAACAAATGGTAGTAAAATTTATTTCACCAGTCGCTAAAAAGCGAAGTTTATATGCAGATTTTCATAAGGATTTAACAGTAAATCCCTTATCAAATGATCTTGCCCTTAAAAAAGATGAAGAAGCTATTAAAGAATCTATGAAGAATTTGATTTTGACAGATAGAGGCGAAAGGTTATTCCAGCCTAATATAGGTGGGGATATAAGAGCAACATTATTTGAAAATAATACACCTGCTACTATAAAAATTGTTCAAGAAAGAATTAAATCTACTATAGAGGCATTTGAACCAAGAGCACAATTAATAAGCGTTGAAGTTACATCAGATTTGAATAGCAATGCTCTTGCGGTTAAAATTATTTTCTACATAAGAAATAGTGAGACCCCTGTTTCAGTAAACATATTTTTAGAAAGAGTAAGATAAATGGCTAATACACCAATCACTGAACTTGATTTCTTTGCAGCAAAAGATCAGTTCAAAAGTTATTTAAGAAATCAAACTCAATTCAGAGACTATGACTTTGAAGGGTCTAACATGAATGTCTTGCTAGATGTCCTAGCATATAATACTTTCTTAAATAATTTCTATACAAATATGACATTTTCCGAAATGTTTTTGGACACTGCACAAAAAAGAGATTCTGTTGTGTCACATGCCAAAGAATTGAATTACTTACCAAGATCATCTGTATCTGCAAAAGCGTCAGTAAGAGTGACTTTCTCCCTACAAGAAACAAGTGTCAATGTTTTAATACCAAGAGGAACTACTTTTAGAACTAATTATCAGGGTGACAATTATAGTTTCGTCACATCGCAGTCTTATGTTGCTAGAAGAACAACTTCTAATTCTAACGGTATTAACACTTATGTTGCCACGGAATATGATTCTTCTGGTGTAGAAATTGGTATAGATATTTACGAAGGTGCTATTATACCAGATATTCAAAGAGAAGGCTTCTACCTTTCAGAAAATGATTTGAAGTGCGTGATCACTAATGAAACTGTAGATGTTGACAGTGTAAGGGTTTTTGTTGGTGATGAATTTGCCGATGTTCTTTCCATTACAACATCTCCTGAAATTTTCCAAGAGTATCAGTATAAAAAAGACATTTTTGGGGTTTTACCTGATGATCCTGTGTTTTACATAGAACCATATTTTGAAGAAAAATACGTTGTTACCTTTGGAAGAAATATTTTTGGAAGACAACCTTCATTTACTGATAAAATATTTGTAGATTACAGAGTATGTAGTGGCTCTGCACCAAATGGCGCTGCATTGTTCTCAACTTCTTTTGTAACTAATGCAAGAGTTGAAACAATATCACCTGCATCTGGCGGTGCGGATAAAGAAAGCTTAGAGAGTATAAGATATTTTGCTCCAAAATCAATACAGATACAAGAAAGAGCGATAACGTCAAGTGATTATGAAGTTCTATTGAAGCAAAGATTTCCTCAAATACAATCCATTTCAGTGTATGGAGGTGATGAACTTGACCCCCCAAGATACGGCAAGGTAGCTATTTCTGTAAATTTACAAGGCAATGCCTTGATTTCAGATGGGGTAAAAAGTGATTTTGAAAGATATATTAGTGATAAAAGCCCGCTGACAATACAGCCAATATTCATTAATCCTGAGTATATCTATGTGAAAGCAGTAGTCAATGTTAATTATTCAATAAACCTAACAACAAAGTCTAAACAGCAAATTGAATCAGAGATAAGACAGACTATACAGCTTTACAGTGCAAATAACTTGAATGACTTTGGAAAAACTCTCAGAATATCAAAACTAACTACCGCTATTGATAATGTCGATAAGGGTATTTTGAGTAATAGTATCAGTTTAAACCCAATAATTGAATATTCCCCGCCTCTGATATTAGAACAAAATCCTGCTTTCAGTTTCAATGCGAAGTTGATAAAGCCTTATCCGTTCAGAGGCACTACCAATTTCGAAACCTATAAACCTGCTATTAAGAGTACAGTTTTTGACTTTGATGGGACTTGCTCATTCTTGCAAGATGATGGCTTAGGAAATATTCAAGTTCTAAGCGACAACATTCAAAATATTCAGGTTCTGAACCCAGCTATCGGGACAGTTGATTATGATAATGGAATTGTCAGACTCTCAAATTTTGCTGTCAACGGGTTTGCAGGTTCTGCTATACAAATAAGAGCAAATACAGAAAATGTAAATGTGTCTGCACCTAAAAGCCGTATTCTTGTTATCAGGGATGGCGACATAACAGTAAATATTACAGAGACAACATAATATGCAAATAGAAAAGTTTTTCGCTTATCAAATAGAAGATCAATTCCCTGCTATCTATAAAGAAGATGGGCAAGAGTTGATAGCCCTGTTGAAAGCTTATTATGACTTCATGGAAACTGACAGTAGACAAAGCACTTATCAATCCAGAAGGCTTTACGAATACAGAGATATTGACACTACTTTAGAATCCATGCTTGTATTTTTCTCAAAAAAGAATCTTAATAATTTACCTTTAAGCGCAGAAAATACTCGCTTCATAGTAAAGCATATTCTAAATTTTTATAGAAGGAAAGGAACACAAGAAGGTCTAGAGACATTTTTCCGTTTATTCTATAATGAAGCAATAGATGTTTACTACCCATCAGAAGCAATGCTAAAGGTTTCTGAGTCAAATTGGAACCAAACAATATACTTACAGATGTTTCCTAATGATCCAAGCGTGTATAGAAATATAAGTGGTAGAAAAATATACGGGACAATATCAAAGGCAGAAGCGACAGCCAACAAAGTCTTATTCATGTATCTAAATGGAAATATGGTTCCAGTTATTTTTCTCAATAATGTTAAAGGTAGTTTTGTAGGATTTGATACAATAATTTCAAGATCAGGCGATGAACTTTTTAATTATGGGCGTGTCCATGGTTCAATGGACAATGTTGATATAGACCTAAATTTTTTTGAAGCAACCACTGGCAACAGAGTTGGGGATATACTCACATTTGAAAATACTGATAGAGTAGGTGGAAAGCTTATAGTAACAGATGTTTCTACAAGCTTTACTGGAGAAATATCTTATAGAATACTAGACGGTGGTTT